GGGATTGCCCGAGGGTGATGTTTACAGCGGCAAGGGCCATTTTCTACTGCCCTAGACGTAGTATACCTTGATCCCCATAGCCGCGCCGGTCGTGACGGCGGTAGTATGGCAGACCGCCACGATGTCGAAGAAGCCGCCGGGATCTGAGGTCAGCGCGAGCGCGTCCCACAGTTCCTTTGACCGCTTCGCGAGGGTGTAGTTCCCACTCTCATTTGTCACGTCGGTCGGCGTTACGGCCGCGGCGCAATCAATGTCACTGGCGAAGAACGAGTCGCCCGTGGTCGGCACGATGACGCCCTGCTTCGACGCCGCGGTGCCGTCGGTCGTGCTGGTGCTGTAATAGACGGACAGGTTGAACTTGCCTGCCGTCATGGCGCCGGCCTCGAAGAATATCTGCTTGACGATCGCGTTCGAGGGAACGCGCACAAGCTGATAGGTCGATCCGGTTGCAGCACCGGTGGTCGGCGTGATGTAGTCGTCGACGACCTTGAGGTTTCCGGGGGCGCCCTTGCCGGCGTTGTTGTGGACGACGGGATCGGCGTCGAGGTTTGTGACGGAGGTAGATTTCAGTGCTTCGGTCATTGTGCTCTCCTACCTTACGGCGTCACGTCGGCTGCGGCCGAGGTATCGGCACAGTCCACTTCGAGCAGACGGCCGGGCTCAAGTCGGGTCGCGCCCGAGGACATTTTGGTGTAGACCTGCCACGGCTGGCTGGACAGCCACACCGCCTGGTCGATGCGGGTCTGCATTTCCTGCCACATGCCGAGGTAGAGGCCGGACTTCACGAACACGATGTTCTTGCGGACGTTCGCGCTGGAGCTAAGGCGCTCCGAATACACGAAATCCATTCCGTAGAACCGTGTGATCTTGCCGTCGGTGAGAACCGGACGGTCGTTGAAGTCGGTCGACACGACCTGGGCCTGAGCCATCAGATCGCTCTCGCCCTGGGAGTTAGTGACCCAGGTGATTTGCTCGGCGTCGACATCGACCTCTGCCTTGCGGAACATGCGCTTGGCTTCGCGGATCTTGGCGACCGTCAGGCCGGACGAGGTAGCGCCCGAACCGAAGGTGTTCAAAATCTGCCAGCTTGACGTGTCGAAAGTCTCGTTGGTGAGGCTCGAAGCGTCGCCGCCGATCTTTGCCGTGCCGAAGGCCGCGGCGATCAGGCGGTCGTCGTACTCGCGGTTGGCGGCGTAGGCCGATTGCGTCGAATACTGCGACTTCGGGTCGACGATCGTTTTCAATTCGTCGAAGGTGTCGATCACAAGGGGGATTTCCTTGTCGACCGGCTCAACCCAACGACGGGTAAACGTCGGCTGTTGGTAGTTCAAGAGGGCGAATCGGCCGGCTGGCGCCTTGGCCTGCACGGGGCCGATGTATTGAATCGGAGAAGCCATGTTGCCCTTGTGAGAGCCTTCTTGCACACGGCCGCGCAGCTTCGAGCCCTGCTGCTGCAACTTGGCGAGCAACAGAGTTGAGAATTGCTGCGTATAAAGGTCGATAAGTCCGTCGGACATAGCGATAACCCCTGATGAGGATTGCGAACGATCCGGCTTGTCCGCCTTCTGGCGGGGCCACCAAACCTTTCGGCCTTATCCTTGCGGGGGCCGCCTAAGAATCAGCGATCTTGTCCTGACGGGGATCGCGTTGTGAAAGATGCACGAACGCGCTCGGGAAGCAACGCACCCTACTTTTTACGCATGGCGGACAGACGCAAACCAAGCCTTGCACGCGCGCCGGACTTTCCGGAGTCGTGCATGTGCTTTTCCATGTAGGCATGAGTCGACATACCGGCGCGGGCGGCAGCTTTCTTTTCCGCGCCAGGATGCTTGATCGCTCCTGCAATCCAGTGTTTTGCTGCCATCATGCCGCCCTTTCGTGGTAGCCGATCTTGAAGCGAATCACGTCCTCAAGCTCGCGCATGGCGCGCGGGTCTGCGTTGAGCAGCCGCTTCTGGAACTCGGCGTCGCGCTTGATTTCCTCATGCCGCGCGATGGCCTGTTCTTGCGACATGATTCCCTGATTGGGTGAACGGCCGGAGGCGTCGACGTAGCCCGGCTCCTGATTCATCATGCCGACCTTGAGAAAACTAGTAATCAGTTTCGGGTACGACGGATGGTCCTTGAGCGCGTTGATGTCGTCCTGGGTGAGTCCGAACGCCTCGGCGCCCTTGGCCGCGATGGCGCTGTTGCGATCGAAATTCGGACCCCAATCGGTCTTGAGCGCGGCTTGCGCGCGCTGCCAGGCGGCCTCGCGCTCAGTCTGCTCGGCCTTGTCGGCCTCTTGCATGAAATTTACGACTTCTTGAGCAAAGGCCGAGGCAGCAGCCGCGGGTATGTTTTTGGAGAACGCCGTGTTCCGGATCCTCTCGGCAAACCCATCGTCCAGAGCAGTTCCGTCCGCAAACTTCACAGCGGACAAGTCGTAGCCGCTCGACTCTTTCGGGACTCCTAACCGGCTCCAAACGTTTTTCCATGCCGCTTCGTCCGTCGCGTCTTTCGGCAACCGCAATAGCTGGTCGGGCGGCACGCCAATGAATTTCTGCGCTTCGCGGTGAGCCTTGAGCGCGCTGGTAGCAAGCTCGGCCGGGTCGTCGAGTTTCCATCCGGCATTTTGCGCGTGGCCGATCAGTTCGGCGTCGAGCTTGCCTTGGTGCCAGGGCGGACTAGGCGGCGCAGGAGGCGTACCGGCAGCGTTCGGGTCAGGTGTCACAACAGGGTCAGCCATTCGGTGTTTCCTCTTGTATCGCCCAGGCAAACGTGTCGAAGTAATCGTCGGTCCCGCCGATGTAGTAGGCGTAGGCCCGAGCCCAGGGCGCGTTGCAGTTAAGGTGAAGTTTGTCGGCTATCTGGTCGCGGGTCATTCCCATGCCGAGCCAGCGCATACGGCGCGCGAGCGTCTTGGTCCGCACGCCCTTATGCCGCCCAAACGCCTTGAGATCGCGCAGGGCAAAATCGACGGCTTCCTCGAACAACATCCCGGCGATTTGTTTAGCCATCCAAAGTCTCTTTAGGCCCGCCAAATAACTGATAAAGCTCATGCTCGGTTAGTTTCAGGTGATTCTGAATACGCAACCAGACCTCGCGGCGTCCCTCCAAGATCAGCGTTCTATCCCGGTCGACCGGCTGCCCTCTCTCGGCAACGACGCATGTTTCGCGGGCGCGGCAGAACTTCACCAGATCGGCCAGCACTTCCTTGCCGGCCGGAGAGCCGAAGGCGAGGCAATAGGCCCGGCTGCGCGTGCGCAGGAACGCCAGAACACGGTCGCTCAACCCACTCACTACGGCATACCCTGGTCAGTTGGCATCGGCGTGTTCTGCGGCTGCTGCATCATGCCGGCGGCGTATTGCTTGGCTTCCGCCGATTTCATCGCGGCGATGTTCGGCATGGCCTTGAGTTGCATTTCCGCCTGCTGCGCCTTCGCGCGGGACTCGCGCTTCGCCTGAATCTCCTTGTCCGAAGCCGTCCAGCGTACCGGCGAGCCCTGGATGCCGGCGATTTCCGGCATGGCGCGATCGAGGTTCGCCCAATCGAGCGCCGACGGGTCTTGCGTGATGTTGATAAGCTCCTTGGAAAACTCCACCGTGCGGAAAAAGCCAGACACGTCGGACATGCGCTGCGCCCGCGACAACTCGCTGGTGTAGACAACCTGGTATTCGCCCTTTGCCTCGGTCAGCAGCGGCGGCGGCGGTTCGAGCAGTTTTTGCGACGACAGCAGGTCAAGCTCGCGGTCGATCAGCGGGCCGAGGTATTCGGATTGCTGGCGGCCGATGGTCGGGGCCAACAGGATGCCCTTCTGGTTCATGATCTCGATTACCTGCGTCGCGGTCATCTGCGGCAGGTCTTTGAGGTTCAGCGCCAACTGGAACAGGTTGGTCAGAAATGCGTCCTCGATCAGACGCACTTCCATGTCCATCATCTTCTCGTTGATCTGCACGTTGCCGGTCGGCAGCACGCCGATCAGCGGCTTGCCGTCGATCGACATGCCGCCCTTGTTGATGGCGCCGGGCCGGAGCGAGATACCCACCACACCGTCGTCGGTCGTGAGCAGCACGGGATCGGCGGCGCGGTGGCCTTGTTTCAGGAACGTGGTCTTTTGCGCGTTGAGGGTCTTGAGCGACGGCAGCACCATCATGGCCGGCGAGCGGCCGTAGACTTCCTGCGGGGCCTGGTCGTAGCGCGAGCAGGCTATCGGCAGCATCCGGTAGCCGCCTTCCTCAAGCAGTTTGCGGCCCTCGACCGCGACGTAGAACGACGCGAACGGCTTGCCGCGGGCGCCGATACGTCCGTGCTCGTAATCCTCGCGCGGGCAGACGTGGTGCAGAATGTCGAAAAGGTGCATGTCGCCCTTTTCGAGCGCGGCCTTCATCCCGTCGGGGATCTTGTCGCCCCATTTCTGGTATGCCTGCCGGGCGTTCATGCGGAACCAGCGAATGAACCCGTCGACGAGCCCCTGATGGTTCTCGCGCAAGAACAGTTCACCGAGCGGAACGCCCTTGTAGCGCAGCCCGCGATGTCCGTGGATCGGGTCGTACAGTTCGTCGATGAACATTCCGGCGGTGCCGAACGCGCCGAGGCCGCGGAAGTTGTAGTAGTTCTGCGCCGCGAAATTCGACATCGGGTCGTAGCGGTACTTGAACAGCCGGCGCGTCGTGTCCTCGAACCACAACCGCACGTCGCGGTCTTTCATCAGGTAGGGGTCGGTCGCCTCAAGCTGGTGCCACATAGAATTACGCGGCGTCAGCAGGGAGTCGCAGATGGCGGCGAACTTGTGCAGCGCCGATTGCCCCGTCGCGTCGACCTGATACTGCGTCTTTTTCATGCCGGGAAAATTGAACGTCCCGTACATGAACGTGTTTGATTGCTCGGGCCAGATCAGCCTGGCGACCTCCTCCCATTGCAGCGCGAACACGTTGCGCCACGTCGTCATCGCGTTGAAGTCGCGCAGCGTTTCCGCGACGATTCTTTCCTCGCGGTCGGACATGCGCGGCTGGTTGTCGTCAGACATTGGCTTGCCCGTTCAGGCGCTGCTTGTTTTCTACTTCCTGCGGATTTTGCCGGTAATCCACTGAAATCCAGTTTTGAACGGCCGCAAACAGGTCGATGCGGTCCGCGTCAGAAAGCTTGATCCTGTCCGCAAGCCGCCTGAAATCCGACTCCAGATCGCTAAGACTTTCGTAGAGAACATAGTTGCCCTCCATCCTGTGACCATCATTGGTAATAACATCGGCGCAAATAGTTCCGTCCCGCATGATGCGGCCACCCGACGCGACGAACGGCGTCGTGATGTTCGAAAATCCCGGCCACACCAATTCGAACAATGCACGCAACCGCGTTGTCTCGTCGCCCCAATACCGCGACACCACCGACATCGCGACGTGTCCTAGCCGGTCTTTCGCGGCGAGAAGCACCTGCGCCTCCCACATTCCGCGGTGAATCAGCATCGGAGATTTCGGCATATCGACGCTATTTTGGATTCCGCTGCATCATGTCGCTCAATTCCTTGGCGTGCCTCCGCATCATGTCGTCGCGTTCCGACGAATGCCTCGTAAGCATGTCGGGCAACGCCTCGGTGAAAGGCACACGATCAGACCCATCTGATGCTGATTTATTTATTCCGAGGTCTAAGCCGGCCATCTAATCTGTCCTTTATGCACTTGGGAAAAACCCGAACAGGTCGAGGGACTTGTCGAGGCCGCGGCCGGGCAGCGCCATGCGCAACATGCGCTTGCGTCTTTCCTCGTCCTCCATGTCCTTCAACTGCTTGGCGATAAGATCGCCCTGGCCCGTATTCAGCCCAAGGTCCAAGCCGGAAACGGAATTATTCATCGGCGCAAAATGCTCTGAGGCAAAATAGCCAGCAACGCACCCACTAATGCAGGTCGAAGTCCACGCCGTCGGCCATCACGACTTCGCCGCGGCCCTTGGGGTCGTTCAACGGACCTAGCGGTACCTGCTTGGCAAACCGCTTCATCATCACGCCTATGCGCGTCGCGGACAAAACGTCGTCGCGTTCCTTCACGATCACGCCGTCCTTGCGGTGGTAAAGGCGAAATTCCTCCCACCATTCGGTCAGGTGGCTCGCCACCTTGAACCGCCCCGTTTCCATGCGGTCCTGCATTTCCGCGATGCCGGCCTCGGTGGAGAAGCCGCCGTCCGGCCACGTCGCGTGTTGCGGCAATGTCTTGAGCCCCTGCGCCTTGTAGAGCGAGATCATGGTGTCGCCGGTATTGCGGTCGCCGCGCACGTTGCCGTCGTGCGGCCACGCCACCGGCACGGCGCCGCCCACGGTTTTCATCGGCACGGAATGCTGCAAAGGAAGGGTGTCGGCCATCCGTATGACGTGGTGAACGTGGATCGTGTCGCTATCCCGGTCGATCAGCAGCAGCGCCGCCGCGAAAGGATGCCCTATGCCGAAGTCCACGCCCCACACCTTGAACCAATGCGGGGGCACGTTCTGTATCGCCGGCTCCGAAATCGCTTCCTCCGTCACCTGGAAGATGCGCCCCGAGCCGAGCATCGGCACACCCTTGGCGCGCGCCTCGCGTTCGTGTGCCGGGTAGCCCGCTATGATCTTCTGCCGCTCCGACGGCGCGATGTGCAACGCATCGTCGATCGTCATCGACACAAGCTCGCGGTCCTCGGTCTTTTCCTGAATGAACCGCGCGACGACGTGCGAAATGCCTTTCAGCGGGGTGAACGTCATAAACACCATGCCGCCGGTCGCCGTGATGCGGGTCAGACCTTCCGAGTAGATTTCGAGCGCAGGCTCCTCGTCGTACCAGACGAAATCCAGCGTCTCGCCCTGGAACTTCGCCCGCCCCTGCTCGTAGGACTTGAAGCGCAGAATCGAGATGCCGCCGGTCTTGTGCTTAACTTGGATTGTGTCGTAGGCGTCCGTGACGCCGCGGGCGAGGCTCGGCTTGTCCACGAACAGGTCGCGCGGGATCAGGCCCGACCCGAACTCAAGCTCGACACCCGGCGGCCCGCACAGTTTGGCCTGCTGCACGTCGCGCACCACGGTCGAAGTCTCGCCGGCCGCCCATGCCTTCACCGGCCTGTCCCATTTGCGGCCTTTCCAGTTCGGCGGGTAGTTGCCGGTCAGGTGGCAGGCCGCCTCGAAGGCCCCGGCCTGCGATTTGCCGACCTGGTTCGCGGCCATCAGCAGCCGCTCGCGCTTGGACGCCCCCAGGTCGAAAAAATCCTTCTGCTTGGGGTAAGCCTCGAAATAGGCCCAACGGTTGAACTTGCGTTCTTGCGCGACCCATTCCAGCGCCCGGCGGCGTTCCTCCTGGGTAAGGGGCGGTCCGGTATATGTGGATTTCCCCATCGCCGGCGCTTTAATTATCTTCACCCTTAACCTCCACGTACTCGCCCTCGATCACCGGCGCCGCCGCCCGGTCAGGGGCTTGTTCATTCCAACACAACGCGCCTAACTATGGCACATTTGTGCGTGGTCTTATCTTTAGGAAATCTCGGGTGGTCCGGTAAAACAACATCAAATTCATCCCACTTTACCGCACTAGAGATATTTTCCTCAATAACCCGCGCCAAAGCCTTAGCCATCCTCTCTAGTGTTTCATTCGGCCATGACTTTGGGTCATTGGTGAACAGATCGTTTTGAAAATCAACGCATTCAAATTCTCTAGGTTTCATTGGCTTTAACCTCGACGTACTCCCCCTCTATCACCGGTGCTGCCGCCCGGTTGACACCGATCAGTTTTTCCTTGTCCACCCCGACCTCGGCCGCGAGCCGGGCCGCGAGCTCCACCAACACCGCCGGCTGCTTGTGCTCGACCGTGACCTTGTGTTCGCTCTGCGCCGGTATGCCGCCGCGGTTGAACAGCATTTCGCAGGCCCGCAGCCGGTCTTTCGGCTCAAGCGACGTGTCCATCGCGATCGAGATAGCCACCGGGGTCGCCACCAGCGACGCCGCCGTGACGATCATCCTCTTGCTGACTTCCAGCATCGCCGCCTGGATGCTCGCGTCCTTGGACAGAACCGAGCCCGTGATCTTGCAGCGGCTCATGTGGTCGGAGTAGCCGGCCCTGCGCGCGGCCTCCGCGTTGTTCTGGATGCCGTCGCGGGCCAATTCGACCGACGCCTCGACAAACTTCCTCTGGCGCGGAGTGAGCGCCAGCATGGCCGGTCCTAATTCGCCTTCCTCGGCGTCCATCCCGTTACTCATTACGGAATTTGGCCACTAAGCAACGCACTAAGCAGGCAGGAGGGAAGTTTTGAAGAAAGCCGCGTGAGAGAGGGCTAACGTAAATTATTACACACGCTCGCGTTCCTGGGGGCACCCGGCACCC